GAGGGCGCGGCTGGGGGAGACCCTCGTAGGGGTTCCATGAGCGGGGTCTCAGCCATTATGGGCGGTAGTTAGGATTTACCATGAGGCGAGGTTTCGCCTCTGATGTCTGGAAATACTGCACGTTGCTTGGAACCTCGGATAGGCTCTTATACACCGGGGCAGTCTTTCCTTGTTCGACTGTCGGTCGAGTGCGGGGAGAGGCTGAGGGCAGAGGTAGGGAAGGATTCGTCGGAGGAACCTCTTCAAAAACGTGCGCCCAGGGGTGGGTGATGGCGTCGGGGTCCATTCCGGACTTGACCGCCTGATTACGGTAACCCTGAATGATTGGCTTGGCCGCATTGATGTAGCCTTGATAAGCCGACTTGGCTTCCTCAATCACCTTGCGTCGTCCCGTAGGGTCAAGATATGCACCACGCAGCACGCCGTTAATCTGGTCCGCGATTTCTGCGCCCCCCAAGTCAACCGGGGAGAGATGCTTCAATTCTTTGAAGTTCGACTCCGTGACCCGAGTGTCCGGATGCAACATTTTGAAATAGTTGAAGGCCAAATGCAAATCCATCGCACGAGCAGCCTGTGGGTTAGCTCGCCACTCTTCATCGGTTCGGGAGTTCACTCGTTGCTCCCCGAGAAGGAGCTGCTGATATTGTGGACGGGCCTTGTCGAGTTCTTTGATGGGGTCAAGAGCCGCAATTTTTGAAATCGTTGCGTTCTCCTCCGTGCTCGTCTTGAGTGCCCGTTCGGGGGCCTCGCCTTCAGACTTTCCTAGAGAGGTAGCTCGGGCCGTGTTGAATTCCTTGAACACCTGCATTTGAATGCGGTTGATTTCTTCCTGGTTCAACGCTGTGCTGAGCCTCGCTCGCAATTCATTCTTGTATGCCGGAGTTCCCGGAACGAGTTTTACTGTCTGGCTCTTAGCCGATTTAACCGCCGCTTGATACTCTTCTCCCTTTTCTCCTCGGTCCTCCAAGAGATTTGAATACTCGGCGTTACCCGTGGGGTCATTCGGATTTGCATCAGAATGTTCAGTCACCTTTCGGGCCAGCCAGTCCTGAAAATCGGGTGGCTTTACGTCGGCTTTCTTTTCCAACTCTGGAGTAGCGGTCCCCCAGTGGGCGACGGCCTGAAGCTGCTCCTGACGGTCAAAAAAAGCTTTCTGCGCCGGAACGGAGACCGCGGGGTCTGGGTCCTGCATCTGATTCGCCAAGGTCTGCTGCTGAATTCCGCCCTGGGCCACGACCTGAGCCTGTTTGCGCTGCAAGGGATGCAAGTCGGTCAGGTCGATGTTGGCCTGCTCAGCTTCAGTTTTGCGAGCAATGTTCTGCGCGCGTTCGGCCTCGTGGCCTGTGGTGCCGACAATCTGCCGCTTGCGGATGTCGTCCGCAGTGATGACGCCCTGCTTATAGGCATCCATGAATTCAGAAAAGTCCGGGAGCTTCCCGAGAGACGACACGTTCACGTCGGGAGACGAATCTAGTGCGCCAACCGAGTTGGCTTGAATCTGAACGGGCTGTAGAGTTGCGAGTCCGGGCATAAATTATCCTTGTCCACCGCCACCACTACCCATCATTCCGCTGAGGCTGCTAACCCCACCGCCACCGCCGCCGCCGGAGTAGGCTCCCAGAGCAGAGCTGGCGAATTGTGCGCCGGCTTTCACGTAGGCCGCATTGGCTTCGCCGGTTGCGAGCTGACGCTGTGCTTCGATTGCACCCTTCTTACCGCGAATCTTGAGCAACGTATTCCCGCGGTTGATTTGGAGGTTGGCTGCTTCCGCACCGGTCAACCCGGCTTGCGGTAAGGTCTCTTCGCCCACACCAAAGGTTGCCGCGGCGTTCGAGCGAGCCGTGGTTTCCGTGTTGCTAATTGTCGGGAAAATGGATTCGAGAATGCGGGCACGCGATTCCTGCAATCCCGTCGCTGTCTGAGCCAAGCCTGCGGCCTGCTGCTCCCGCTGAGCTTGAAGGGCAACCCCGGCGCTTCCGAGGGCTTGATACAGACGCCCTCCCACCGTGCTCTGTGTCGGTTTCAGCCCGGCTTGTGCGCCCTGGCTAACGCCGGCACGGACGAGTTCCGCCTGAAATTCTGGGGGCAGGGTGGCACCCTGGTCGAGCTTCTCTTGGGCCCGACTGATGATTTGGTCCTTGAGTTTTTCTAAGCCCGGGGCGGGTTGGATGTTCTCCGCAAAAAGTTGCTTGGCAACCTGGACGGTTTCTTTGCTCGCGTTCGGGAGCTGGGACTGTTCAAGAAGCTGCTGCTTTCCAAGCTTCCGCATGGCGGCCAACTCTGGGTCAATCTCTTCCTGGAGAGCAATCCGATTCTGGGCCCGTTCACGTTCCGCGGCTATCGCCTCCTGATTGATGCGGCCTCGGCTCAATTCCTCGCCGAGAATTTTCTTCTGTCCCTTCAGCGCATTCTGCTGCGCGTTCGCCGCTTTATCAGAGGCATTTTTCTTTGCGTATGCCGCGCCGGCAGCACCTACGGCCGCGACTGCCGCGGCGGCGATGCACAATGCTGTAGCAACCCCCATATTAAATCTTTTTTCTAAAAGTTTGTTCGAGCAGCGAATAGCCGCGGCTCTCGTAAAGTTTCTGCAACCCCGCACCGAGGTTTGCAAAGTGAACCATCAAAATCTGCTCGCAGCCTTTTTCCTCCGCCATGTCTTCAAAGAGGTCTAACAAGAGGAGTCCGACACCGGACTTCCTGTGCTCCGGCAGGACATACCAAAAAGCTTCGGTCGCCGTTTGCTGTCCTGAAAAGGGGTCTTGCAAAAAAGCTGCCCCGAGGGCCGCAACCACGACTCCATCCCGGTCGGAAGCTACGTAGATTTCTCCGAGTCCGAGCTTCAACAAATTTCCCCAGGTGTCAGTGAAGGCGGCCTCATTGAAGTCAGCCCGTCCCGCCTCTTCGCTGAAGGCGTGACCAATCGGAAACAAAAGCGGAATGTTCGTGGAGTGTAGCGTAGTTATGTTCATGTGGCAGAGAAGAATCCGACATTAATAAGACGCGCAGTATTCTTGTCGGCTCCCCAGGCGGTCCAGGGCCAACGGCTATGCCATTGCTTGCACGGAAACACAATCATCTTGTTGAACGCCATCTCTTCGAGGTGAATCCGTTCCCAGGCCTCGATTCGGTTCATGTCCGTTCGCAGCATTTCATAGATGCGCTTGGCCGACTTGCCGGTCCGAAGAATTTCCTTGCCGTCCGGAAACTGTTCCCAGCCGTATCGTCGGTGCCTCCAGAAAGCCGTTCCTCCCTGGCACTGCTCGGGGAGGTTGAGATAGAGGATGTATGCAAACTCTGAAAAGGCGTCGTCCGTGTGAACGCTGTTATTCGGCTGCTCTCCAGTGAAGTTGATTCGTCCCAGGCTTAGGTCAACTGTAACCGTTTTCTTGAGACGGGCAGCGAGGTGCGGGGCAATCTCTTCCGGGGGCCGGACTGAAATGTGTTTGTAGGTTTCCCCGTCGCTGTGCCGGATGTCGTAAAATGGCTGTGCAAGCAGCATCTCTCGATAGGCCAACGCCTCAGGCAAAAAATCTTTGAATGTCTGGACTCGAATCACAGTTTGACAAGAGCCCAAAGGAAGAGCGAGGGCTGCATGTTATTGTGAGCCACCGCGGCACCCGTATAGTCCGGTTGGGCGATGGGTCCGGTGAGCTGAAGCTGCCGGCTAGTGATGAGCATCGTCCCAGCGGGGCCGTCTCCGGCCGTTCCATTCTTGGTTCCGTTTACCGCGCCTTCTCCGTTGATTTCGAAATAATTCGGGGGAAGAACCGGCGGGATGGTGACAACCGCGGCGTTGTCTACCCGGTGGAACTGTCCAATGTTGTTCGAGTTCAGGGCCGTTGCATGGCCCATCAAATGCGTGTGTTGTTCGATTTCGTCGGACGTGAGAACGTGAGTCTCTTCACCGGTCTTTTCTCCGCTCGAACGGCCCGTGATTCCTGAATCCGTTGGGAAGGAAGAAACGGGGGTCGCCCCGGGGTCCGTGGAAGCAATACCGATGACCAATCCGCGGATGCTCTGGTCGTCCTGGCCTAGATACTGCCAACCTGGGTTAGCCGTCAGGGCCGCTGAAAGAAGGGACTGGGCTACGAACTTGATGTCCCCGGGGGTGCCAGACACCGTTCGCCAAGCTCCGCGTTCGAAATGGATGAGAGTCTTGATGTCCGTGTCGAAAAACTGTTCAAGGTCCACGGGATTTGTGGGCCTAGCTGCGGTTCCGCCAGAAGCGGGGATGCCCGTAAACGGACGCCACGTATTGCCGTCCCACCCATACCAGCCGATTGCGCGAGTCTCAAAGGTGCGGAGCCAAAGCGTCGCTTCGCCATTATTAGGGGCCGCTGGCGTAGTGGGACCCACCACGAAAAGATGAAGGCTGGCGCTAATGTCCAGCGGGACATATCGGCCCTGATTCACGTCGAAAACCCACCACTGGGTTCCGCCCTTCAGCCACGGACCGACGTTAGAGCTGGGCTCTGCGTCGCCCACCACAAAGAAACTGGTTCCCTGAGGTGACATAATGGACATGCGCTCCACCAGGGCCTCAAAAAATTCCTGAGGGTCGCCCGTAAAGTCCGGGGGCAACTGGGCTGCCACAATGACGAGGTTTGTAGTAAAAAGGCTCATGTCGAATGTTTAAACAGTCACGCCGGCCAGAGGACTCGGGAAGGTCTCCCCGAAGTCCGGCTCAATACCCGTGACTTTGAACCAGTAAGAGGTTCCCACAATCACCGTGTTGTCAAGGAAATGCGTCTCTAGAAGATTGGCCGTTAACAGCTCAAACGGGCCAGCGGGGTTGGTCGCCCGGTAAACCGCGTAGGCAAAGGCGTAGGAAAGCGAGGGCCAGGAGAGCATAACACCCCCCGACACGACAACGGCGGCCAATGACTCCGGACCGGCCTTCCGATTCACCGGCTGGATGTCCAGATTGGCCGCCTCCGAGGAGCCGGACCCCGAAAAGGGGATGGGCAGCTCGCAGGTGGCCGGGCTGATGTATAGCAGGTGAATCGACCGGCGGGTGACCGGACGGAGAGATTTTAAATTATTTATGGAACCCCCTTCCTCTCCACGCAGCAAGAGCAGAGAGATTTTTTTGAGACAGCGGCCGGCCTTTTTTGACGGCGCTCAACGCGGCCCGATGTTTGGCAGACATTGGTATTCCCTTTTTAGCAAGGCTTATCGCTGCCCCCCGACCGGGGGGACATGGACGACTCTTCCCCCTGTTTGCGGCACTCATCCTGGCGCGGGTTTCAGGAGAGGCTTTCCGCCCGACATGGGCGGCCCTCATCCTAAGCTTTCCGTCCCCAGAAATGTTTGTCACTCCGTCTCCGCCATCCGTGCTGTTGGTTAAATCTGCTCCGGACAATCTAAGAATTCTAATCCATTCCCTTTCCCATAGTTGCCATTGAGATTTGTGGACTTCCATAAGAACCCCCAGGACCGGACGCCTACCGGCT